CAGTTTATTTGTGACTTAAAAACTTCGGAAAATGTAACTAAATTTCGTAAATTCGATAACTCGGTAATAGTTAACTCTTTAGACGGGTTAAATAAGCTAGAAACAAACTTTAAAAACAAGATATTAGACTATGGAAGATAATGTTTACTACGATGAATTTAATAGTATTCATCCTACAGCGATAATACACCATAACGCTAAAATAGGTAAAGGAAATACTATCGGACCTTACTCGGTTATTCACGACGGAGTAACGATAGGAGATAATAACGAAATAGGTAGCTTTGTAGTTATCGGAGGTAGAGGAGAGATTAGAAAAGCTAACGAGTTTAAAGGAGAGATTATAATAGGAGATAATAACCTTATAAACCATCACGTAACTATAGATAAGTCTATAGACGGTAATACTATTATAGGTTCTAGTAACTTTATAATGACTAAGGCGCATTTAGGACACGACGTTAAGTTAGCTAATAATATAACTATCTCTTCAGGTGTTAATATAGGAGGTCACGTTAAGATATACTCTCACGCTAACGTAGGTTTGAACGCTGAGATACATCAGAGATTAAGAATAGGTCAAGGTGCTATGGTTGGAATGGGTAGCTCGATTACTAAAGACGTTTACCCTTTTATTAAAATCGTAGGAGTTAATAGAATAATCGGTTATAACGATAAGAAGATTAAAGAGCTTGATTTGTCTATGAGAGAGGTTAGAAAACTAGGTAGAGAGTTCGGAGAATGAGATTAGCAGCTTGTTATACGGTTTTTAACGGAGTAGAATTATTAGAACACGCTATTAATTCGGTTAAAGACCACGTAGACGAAATAATAATATCTTTTCAGACCGTAAGCAATTACGGTAATGAGTGTAAAGACATTTTAAAATTTATGGCTAGATTCCCTAGCTATACCTACTTTTCTTACGAACCAGATTTAACGGTAGATTCTAAGACTAACGAAAAGAGAAAACATCAAAAGTTAATAGAATTTGCTAGGAGTAAGAACTGTACTCACTTTTTCCTATCTGCTACGGACCATTTCTATAAAGAAGACGAGATATTATACGCTATAAATGTAGTCTTAACTACTGGAGTGAGAACTACCTATTCTAAGATGATAACCTACTTTAAAGAACCTACTTTAAGGTTAGAGCCTTTAGAAGAGTATTATATGCCGTTTATATGTAGTACTTCGGTTAATATCGGTAGTATGTCTCCGGTATTAGTAGACCCTGCGTGTAGCTTTAGACCTTTCGCGCCTTTTTACGTATTTAAAGAAGAAGAGGTTTTAATGCATCATTTTTCGTGGATTAGAAAGGATATTAGAAATAAGTTAGAGAACGCAGCAGCTAAAGTAAATTGGTTAGATAAGATAGAAGAGTTTATAGATAAGTATAATAACTTTAAGCTTAGTGATAAGTTTCCTTACTACCCTAAACACGAAATAGTAGAAACAAAGGATATATTTAATTTACGTAATATCGAATTATAGAATAAAAAATTATTTTTAATAAAATATGGAAGAGAACAAAGCAAGTAATATTTTTTTCGTAAACCTTACGACTAAAAGCGTAACTCCGGACGTAGATATAAGAAAGAATAAGAAGAAGGATTACATTTACTTCGGTAAGGATAATCTTTTTCCAGATTATTTAATCGACTTAGCAGATAACTGTTCTATTCATAGAGCTTTAATAGAAACTAAGACTAAGTTTATAGCCGGAGAAGGTTTTTACTTCGAAGGAGAGGATAACCAAATAGCTCAGGCAGAAAGTTTTTTAAAAGGATTAGATAAAGACTTTTTAAGAAGGACAGCTATAGATATGGCTTATTTTAACGGCTTTTATTGGCAGTCTAAATTCGAAAGAAGTGGTAACGTAGCTTACTTACGTAACGTAGACTTTTCTTACGTTAGAAGCGGTAAGATGAACGAGAACGGAGAAGTAGATAAGTATTACTTTACTCCGGATTGGAAATTTGCTACTAAAAGAAATACTTTTAAACCGGAGGACGAAATTTACAAGCCTAAGCCTATCGCGTCTTGGCAATCTTCGGATAGAATGTTAGTTAGAGAAAGAGGAGAGTTAGTTAACGGGATGTGTTACTCTCCGGGTAAATTATTTTATGCCGAGCCTTCTTACTTAGGTGCTTTAAATTACATCGAGATATCTAACCAAATCGCTGAATTCCATAAGAACAATTTAGATAACGGTATGGTAGGTTCGATGCATATTCATTTATTCGAGGATTTATCAGACGGAGAAAAAAGAAGAAAGGTAGAAAAGTCTATTAATAATAAGTTTAGCGGTTCTGAGAACGCAGGAAAAGTAGTAGTAACTTGGTCTACTAATCCGGATATGAAAACGATGGTAGAATCTATCCCAGTGAACGACTCTCACGAAATGTTTTCTTTACTTAACGGTAAGGTAAGCGAAGAGATTATAATGTCACATCGTACTCCTATGGCTTTAGCAGGTATTAAAGTAGCTACTGGTTTACAATCGGAGGAGAGTTTAACTCGTGCTAATATGGAATACTATCAGAATACGGTAATTAGACCTTCTCAAGTAGTTATAGAAGAGAATTTAGATAAAGTATTAGAGCGTAACGGTATCAGCGTTAAATCTAAGATTAAACCTCTTAAACCTATTGATATTTTAGGCTCTGAGGATTTAATGAGTAGAGTGATGACTATTAACGAGATTAGAACAAGTGTTTTAGGTATCGAGGCTTTAGAAGAAGGTGGAGACGATTTTTTAAACGATAATAATAACGAGTTAGATTAATGGCTTTAGATTTAGGTATATTTTTAGAAGGCGCTCAGAGTACTTTTAAGGTAAAGGTATCAGAGAATGACCAACAAGCTCAATACTTAATAGATAAGCTTGTAAGTTCAGACGGTTCGGTAACTATTACGGAGACTAACGACGGAGGGGTAGAGACTATTGATTTAACGTCAAGTAGTAGTTCACCTTTAAGAGCTAAGGGAGACTTATATACATTCGACTCAGGAGATGCTAAACTACCTGTAGGTACAGACGGTCAGGTTTTATTAGCTGACTCCGCAGAGATTACTGGTTTAAGATGGGGTACTGTTTCTGCTGATAATATGGCAACAGCTGACTTAACCTTAACGGGTGATAGAACGCACGATTTAGCTAACTATTCTTTTGCTATAAACAACTCTTCACAAACTAATGTAGATTTTAGTTTAAGTGCGTCAGGAGATTTTAATTGGAATGGTCAAAGTTCTGGGAATCATTTTGTATTAAATACTTCAGCATCACAAGAACTTCAAATTAAAGGTGGTCATCCTACTGGTTGGTTAAAGTTTTACTCAACAACGGCAGGAACTTCAGCTTGTGTTTTCTTTTCAAAGTCTTGGTATGCAAGTAATGGTACTAAACAAGTTATGCAAATACGCGGTAATGGGCTTACTGAGTTTTTTTATAACGTGGGTGTAGGGGTTTATGCTACAAGTTCAAGACTTCAAGTTCAAGGGTCTGGAGCAACAAGTGCAACCACAGCTTTATTAGTACAAAATAGTTCAGCTTCAGAAGCTTTTAAAATATTAGATGATTTAGCTATAATTATGGCTAATTTACCAACATCTTCGGCAGGTCTTGCAACTGGTCAACTTTGGAATAACTCAGGAGTAGTTAATATAGTTTAATAAAAAAAATATGGCAATTAAAGTAAATAACACAGCAGAAAGCAAAGAAGGTTTAATTATTCCTTTAGGGTATTTAATAGGGTTTGATATGGTTATCCCAGATAACACTAAGGAACTTCATTATTCTCCAAAGGTTTATATTAGCGAATTAGCAAGAACAGAAGGTAAGGCTCAAGTTTATCCTTCTTTTGTTCAAGAACTTGCTTATGTTTATAAACCAACAGATGCGGAGTTTGCTAATCTAAATCCGGTAGCGGTTAATACTTTCTACCAAACTTATTTAGAGAGCTTAGAAGAGATTGGAACAGATACGGAGATTATTTTATAGTGAATAACGATAGGTTAAATATAGAGAAGGTTACTAGAGCTTCGTTTACTGTATTCGATGTACCTAAAAGGTATAGGTTTATGATAATCGAGGCTTTTACATCTGATTTTTGGAATTACGAATTTCAATCAGACGGCTTAACCTTTTTTAATACTAAGTGGTCTAACGAATTTCATCCTGTTTTTGTATGGCACGATTACGCTATGCAGAACAGAGAAAAGTTAAGAGGTTCTAAAGATTTAGAATCTTACGTAAGGGACACTAATTTAACCCTTAAAAAGTTAATGGAAATATATAATTTTAGTAACTTAAAGACTTGGGTTTATCCGATATTGGCAACCCTTGCTTTTAAACTATTTAAACGATAAAAAATGACAGAACAAGATTTAAAAAACATTGAGGTAGTATTCGCAATCGCTAGAAAAGAATTAGCGTTAGACGAGAATCAGTTAGTAGAAATTATTAACCTTAAGAGAAAGGTTTTAGAGGCGTTAACTCCTAAAGAAGAAAACGAAGGACTTAAAGTAGAAAAGTAGACTTTTATAGAACTATGTTAGATTTAGATATCTTGTTTAAGTATATAGTAACTGGAGGAGGCGCTATAATTGCTTACTTCTTTAAAAGTATCCACAAGAGTTTTAAAGACCAAGAAGATAAAGTTGCTAATATGCAGAATGAGATATCTAAATTAGAAAACAAAGT